TCTGATTCTGGATGCGGTTGCTGCTCTGATTCTGGATGCTGTTGCTGTTCGTTATTCATTTCTTTTTGTACTTAGGAGGAAGTTTTATTTTACCCTTATACTTTACTGGCCAAGTTGTTTCCAATGTAGTAATTAGTAAAGCAATAAATGCGAATACAAATAGTAGAGTCATTTTTCCCAACCTTTATTGCAGTGTTGACATCCTTTGCCACCACATTTGCGGCAGATCCAATAGATTTTATCTGACATATCTATTTAAAAAATATTTTAAATCCAGCAGATGCTCTTCCACCTTCCAATTCTCTAACACTAGTCAAGTACTCAGCAAATAATTTTAAACTTTTTCCATACTCAGCACCTACTGATGCCAATGGTCCCCCAAACCTATCATTACTATCAAAGTCAGAATGGTTAATGCTGACCCCAGAGTAAAGAGTAAGGTCATTAATTGGTGCGATAAATTTAACTCCAGCATGGTTGATACCTGGATGATCATTACATTGCATAGGTGACGAAAGATGCTCTGCAAATAATCTTACATTTGGATGAATATCATATTCAATACCTAATGAACCCATTGGTTCCTCAAAATTTATTTGTGTATTGTTGTCCCAAGGGTCAGCATTAATTGAAACATAAGTTCTAACTGATTCGGGAGTCACTTCACCAACAATCATTGTTGCAGTAGTTGCTAACAACGTATTCATTGCAATACAAATACTCATCTTACGTCATGTCCTCCAAACATTGCTCTCATTCCATTCAAAACCTTGGCCGTGAAAGCACCAAGACGGCGTGACTCAAAACGAGCCCACAACGCACTGCTGATAACAGGAGAGGGTACGCCAAGATCCACAGCAGCGTGAACCGTCCAACGACCCTCACCAGAGTCTGATACTCCACCATCGAACTTGCTAAGCTCTCTATCGCTCCGTAAAACATCAGCGGTAAGGTCAAGTAACCAACTACCAACCACGCTACCACGACGCCAACACTCAGCCACCTTAGAAACGTCAATGTCATAACAATAATCCTCTGGGCAGTCCATTGGAGCGACCTCAGCATCTCCTTCCTTAACGTACTTCGACCCAGCATTTGCTTCATGCAGGATATTAAATCCTTCTGCGTATGCTTGCATTATACCATACTCAATGCCGTTGTGGACCATCTTTACAAAGTGACCAGCGCCTGGACCTCCGCAATGCATCCATCCATACTCTTCAGGGTAGAGGGTGTAACCATCTCGCTTACAGGTCCGTGGGGCAGCATCAATACCTGGTGCGAGTGCGTCGAAGATAGGACGGCAGACGGATACTGCATGATTTGCACCACCAACCATAAGACAGTATCCACGCTCCAGACCATAAACACCACCACTAGTGCCACAGTCAAGATACGAGATGCCAAGTTTAGACAACCTCTCTGCCCTCCTGCGAGAGTCCTTAAAATTGCTATTGCCATGATCAATAATAATATCTCCCTCCACACAAAATTGTAGTAACTCATTTAACGTTTCCTCTACGGTTTCTGCTGGTACTACCATCATGAAGATTCCTGGTACTTTTGCAGTATCAGTAAATACACCATCTGTAGTGTGTACTACTTGAACAAGGCTTTCCACAGAAGTGGTACATCCACTGATATAACCCTCTTCAAATTGTTGACAAGCTTTTTCATAGTTGTTTCTATACCCCCATACTTCGTGTCCGTGTTGTAGTAGACGACGGGACATGCCCTCTCCCATTCTACCCAGTCCAATCATTCCTACTTTCATTTTGCTTCGTTTAAAAAATATTCTGGTAAGGGACAACCCTTAAAATTGTTAATTTCGTTTATTGATAAAACAAACATGGTGACAAAACCGAGGCAGAAAGCAAAAAGCATTTGTGGAAAGTTATAGTTTCCCATGTATGCCGTAGGGTCAGGCTCATCATCATGCGGGTGCATGTGTCTTGCGAGTTCCTCTATTCGTTTTTTTCTTTCTTCCTCGGTTTCTTTTTTCATTAGATTGCTCTGCCAGGTACGTATTCTTCTAGACCATCTAAAATTTCATTTAGAAGTTCACCGTATTCCCGAAACTGCCTGTCACCTGCAATGAAAGAACGTTGCCTTCTCCAAATTGCTTCAGCCAGTTTCCGTTTTTCTTCGATTGTAAACTCTGTGAATCTGTTCATTTTCTTGATTTAGAGTTAGTGTGCTGTTCCATTGCCATCATAATCATCACTATCATAGTAATCATTCTCACCTTTGTAAAGTCCAAAAAGTAACGTAATCAAGACAAAAGGAACGGACACATATAAAAGTGCGTTACTTAGCATCATTTTTGTTTTCTTTTTTGTTATTGGATTTGTTTAAGTGTTTGTCAGAGGATTGCTCCGTAATAAGAGTCATACCTTTATCAATAAAATCTTTTGATTTATCAACTGGTGAGTTTGCCATCTGTTCTCCGTGAGGTGAAACAGAACTTTTTACGGGGTTGCTATCCCGTGAATCACGGATTTCTTGGGTCCATCCCAAGTCTCATTAAGTATTCTACCCACCAATCTGGGTCTCTTTTTTGTCTCCACCTAGGAACAGGTTTACCCTGTTCTTCATAGTATTTGTTAATTGCATCATCGATAATCTGTGCGGTCTCCATACTCCTCTTCCTCTTCATCAACGTCTGCATATGCGTTTGCCACATAAGGTCCTCTTTTTCTGAAGGGTTCTCGTTTAACATAATCGGATTCAGTATTAACAGCAGAAATCCATACTGCTAGCTTCATTACTATGTAGATGATCAATAGTGGTAGAAAGCAACCTATAAGAATAAGTGTTTCCATTACATACTCCCGTTTCTAAATCCGATAACGTATCCAAGTAAAACTCCGCACATAAATGAGACATACATGTACAACATGTGTGAAATGAATTGTATCAATTCCATCCACTCAGAGTAGGTAAGCATTAGACTCCTCCCTCTTCATGATCATATGTCATACGTTGGTCCCAAAAATCATCATCTTCATATAGTGGACAAGGTTCCTCAAACAAGTAAGCCATTTTGAGTTCGTGAACTCTTTCTCTTAACTCTTTATAGAACTCTTGTCGTTCTTCCTGATTCATTCCTCTTTTTTAAATACTTTTTCTACTTGTTCCCTAACATTCTTAAGTTTCTGTTTTTCACGTTCTGCGTGTCTATAACCATACTTTCCATGGAATATAAAATGTCCTTGGACCATCATGGTTACTCCAAATAACATTAAAAGGGTTGTTCCCAACCAATCTATAATGTGATTTTCAGCCATGGCAGTAATGGTGGAATCACTCCGATAAGTCGAAGCAGACCCTCAGCAAAAAGTGCAAGAACAACCCAACCAACACAAAAACTGATAATTGAAGCATTACGATTATGTCTGCGTATTGCATCAGCAATCATTACCTCCACTTCTTCTTTACTAACAACAGTAAATTTTTCTTTTGTCATTCTGGAGTCTCTCCTTGTTTCGGAAACTCTAAGTACTTTTGCATAGGATCTTTTCTAGTCGTTACGATTTGTACAGATCGTTTATAAAACTGATTATCGGTGTTACCCGATGCCTCAAATGTTTCCTTAATCTTCACCCAATTATCATAGGTGTGATCGTCCATGAGGTTCCCCTAATAGATTTACTACTATATACTAATTAGGCAAACTCGAATGTCATCAAAGTGTGTTCATTACGTAACACTGTTGAAGAAATAATAAAGATATTTACCGTTCTTCAAATTCAATTTTTCTAACTTTCCTTTGTTTACGGGATTCTTGGAATTTTAAATCTTCTTTTGACAAGATACTTTTCTTCTGAAATTGATAAGAATTGTTAACTATTTCAACCAGGTCTAAGTTCATTGCTCCGATACTATTGTCAACAATTTTCATCATATTTTCACAACCACAGCACTGAATTTTAGTATTACTAGTTAACTCTACATTACAAACTTTGCATCTTACTGTAATCATTTTTCTGTTTTTAAAAGTAAGCGAGTGACGGGGATCGAACCCGTGACAAGAGCTTGGAAGGCTCGCATGTTACCGCTACACCACACTCGCAAGTAGTAACTTATTTAGTAGTCACTAATGTATTCTAAAGATAGAATATCGAAGTTATCCTTTTGAATAACCCAATCTCTAATTTCAGAGTAGACACTTTCAGCATCTTTTACTCTTCTATCATCGCATAATTGATGCATCCTGTCAATATGCTTGTCGATAATGTCGTTACAGACTCTCTGACTGTTCTTCATTGAAATAATCTTTCCTATAGTAACGACCTAATATGTTAGAATTATAATACTTAGGAGTTCCATCGTCAATAGACTCTGTTAGGACTCCGTTTAAAAATAACTGCTTAGTTTCTTCATAATTAGTTTTTCCTATAGTTTTATGTAAGGAAAGAATTTCTCTTATGAGTCAAAAATACTTTCACTATAAATATTTTTATGGTAGAAAATATTTTTATGTCTTGGAGATATAACGAAAACGAATTCATAGAGGCTCCTAAAGGTATTGAGGGGTTTGTTTATCTCATAACAAACTTAACAAATGATAGAAAATATATTGGAAAAAAATCTTTTTGGACAAGAAGGAAGGATAAAAAGACTGGTAGAAGAAAAACAAAAGAAAGTGATTGGAAAAAATATTTTGGATCTTGTGATGAATTAAATGAAGATGTAAAACTTCTTGGTGAAGATAAGTTTTTGAGAGAAATACTCTACCTATGTCCTCATAAAAAATCAATGTCTTATTATGAAACTATGGAACAATTTAAAAGAGATGTTCTAATGACTGATGATTATTATAATACAAATATTGAAGGAAGATTTTTTGTAAGTGAAAGGGCAGGAATTTATGAAGTCGTTATGAGAAACGATAAGTTCTGCGATATGAGAAGTGAGAAGATGAAAGATAAATCATACAATCCAGTTTATAGGCCAGAGGTAAAACAAAAATTAAGTGATATGTACAAAGGAGAAGGAAATCCTATGTACGGAAAAAAGCTTACAGAAGAACATAAAAAAACACTTACTACATCAAGAAATGTAAAAATAAGTGACGGAACAAATACTTGGCAGAGTGTTACATCATATATCAAAGAAAAGAAAATAGGATTTCAAAAGTACAAAAAACAATTGGAAGAAGGATTAATCTTTACTATCAATTAACTCCATAATTGATTTTGGATTGTTATAACTTATTGGTAATGATATAAACAAAGCCGTAATTGTCACCAACATCGCAACTATTAAAATCTCGTTCCAAGTAAATCCAAGGATTTTCATAATCTGCTTCCATTATAATCTATAACAATCTTTTAGATTATTTAGATCGTATTCTTCAAACTCCACAGAGTCATTATAGACACAAAAAAGGCACCCCGTCAAGGGTGCCGTGTGATACACTTTTAAGAAAACTCAGTCTTCTTTCTTGTTACCCTTGAGTTTTCTTAGAACGTCAGTAACATTAGCAGCAGCACGGCTACCATACTCTCTACCCATCTTACCAGTCATTCTGTTCTTGTAAGGATGCTCTCTGTCCATTCTCTGGGAAACGGTTTCAGTTTCCATTCCTTTAGCAGTTCTTCTCTTGAGCTTAGAATCTGGTGTTGATCTGGACTGCCAGTCCTTGTTCAACTTCTCTGGATTGTATCCACCTGGTTGGTCCTTGCTCTTGTCACCCTTGACTGCTGGACGGTCTGCCTTACGACCACCAGTGATGCCACCTCTCATTCTATTTGCCATCTCCATGCCCTTTACACGGTACTTGGAGTACTTGTCGATGTTCTTTGCTGCCTTTTCTTTGTTAGCAGCTCTTTCTACTGCTCTCTTCTTATCGACATCCTTATATGCCTCTTCGAGGTCTTCATCAGTCAGTTCATCGAGGTCATAACCTGCGATTTCGACATTCTCAACGAACATGTTATAATCTTCTACATACTCGTTGTAGTTCTCAACAATTTGACCTACCCATGCAGAACTCATGTTCTCCATGATTGCATGTGCACTATCAAGGTCTTCTGCGAAATTGTTCTCCAGTAGATAAGATGCTACTACTTCATACAGTTGATTATCGTCTGACATTGAAAAGTCCTCTCTATTTAATGATTTTTTTTCGTTTGGAGTTAGAACACCACGTTGTGCCCCTCTTGCTGCTTGCTTTGCTTTAACAGCAGGGTCATTGGACTTATATCCATAACCGTGAAGTCCAGGGGATGATGAAGTAGTCTTACGGAAATCGGTGCGTTGCTTTCTTGCAAGACCTTCTCTTGCCTTAGAGTCAACACCTTTGCGTCCATAAGTTTCTGCACTTGCTAGAGCAGTTGCTCTGTCTGCAGACTTACCACCACCAGTTTTAGCAGCAATCTTTTTACGGATAGGTACTTCATCATAACCACGTTTTGCCATTGCGGTGGCTTCTTTTACGTCTTCCTTTTCTTCTTCTTTTTTCTCACCACCCTTAAGGTTGTAATCTTTATCTTTTACTCTGCGGATTGCCTCTTCTTTGGACATTCCAGATGCAATCATTCTTGCAATCTGGACATCAGCAAAGTCCTTATCACCATCACCATCCTTATCTAGTTCTTTCTTTTCGTAGATGGAAGAATATAAACTAGCAATATCACTTACCTTAGAAGCAGTTCCCCAGGAAGACTCACCCAGCATTGCTGTATGATTCTTCATAGGAGTTGTAGAAGGTGTTGATGAAACAACAACTTCTACCTTTTCTACTTCTTCAGAAATAACCTGAGTGGTTGATTCATTTACAGAGTTCTTGATTGACTCGTAAATATCTAATCCCGTATTGATAGTCTTGGTTACGGTTGGTTTGTCACATGATGATTCTGATGGGGATCCTGAATACATTTCCCCATATAAATTTTTCAGCGCACCTAAATCTTCCTTCTTCATCTTACTAAGTGTAATGAATTAACCTTGATATAATTATATTTATGTTTGAAATATTCTGAACCCCCCACATGTGTCACGCAATAAATTGCTTCCAATATTCGTATGAGGACTGCTCTTTTTGTGTTTTTGGTTTGTTGTTTGTCCCAGATTTTGGCTGGGTTGGTTTGTATGGACGGGAGTAAACTTCTCCAGATTTATTTGGTTTTACCATGTGACCCTTAACCTTAACTCCAGGAGTTTTGTTATGGGTTGCCTTATGTACCTTTTCAGCATCATCATACATATGGATTTTTTTGTATCCATGTCTCTTAGCAAGTCTTGAAAGAACTCTTTGCTTCTTCTTACCTACGTCAGTACCTTCTTCATTACCAGAACGGTGTAGGTGAGTATGTGAACCATCCTTCTTAGGAGTAATGTTCACACCGTGCTTATTGAGTTGCTTTGCGAGATGATGCTTATCATCAAAGTCAGAACGTGCAGTGACGATATGAGTGTCATATCCTCTTGCCTTCTGTCTCTTCATGTGTTTAATCATCTTCTTAAGTGGTTTAGCAGACTTTTGGAAGGTCTTTGAACTGCCAAACTCAGAAAAATCATACTTATGACCCTTCTCTAATTTATGATTATTGAATTCTTGGTTACTTAGACTCTGTACTCTCTTGCCAGTGTGGTCATTAACATGAACTCTTACCTTTGAATGGTCATGACCATACAAGGTTTCATCCATGTCATAGATGTAAGCAGTGGTTTTCTTTCTAGTTCCTCTTGCTTTCTCCTCAAGATATGACTCAGTAATTTTTTTCTTCTTGATTGCTCTCTTTGGTTTTGCTCTTTTGTCTTTAGGTGCGTCTTGTACTGTCTTTACGATTTTTACTGGACCACCAGAAGTAACATTATCTAATTTTCTAGATTTCTTTGCACCACCTGGTTCTGGTTTAAATGAAACATTATCCTTAGCAAGGTCTCTATGAAGATTGAGTTTCATTCTTTGTACTTTAGATGGTGCTTTTCCTCCACCAACTCTCTCTTCTGTATCTTTAGTAACGTTACCCAAAACTTTAGATGCTGCTGCTTTTGATTCTGGACCAACAGACTTAGGATTTTTAGCAGCTCTACTCCTAATATCTTCTGCTGCTTTTGCCATTCTTGAGTCAATGGGTTTTGCAGTCAGAGACTTTTTAATTGCATCCTTTGCCTGCTGCTTCTTATCGGCATACTCTTTTGGAGTTGGCATATCCAATTTACCCTTTCTTCTTAATGCAGCTTTCTGGGTTTCAATCTTGCCCATGCGACCTTCTTTCTTCATGATGGTCTGCTTAAGTGCTTGTCCTTCTTTATAGTCAACACCCTTATTCTTAATGGTACTCGGACGTTTTACTTTCTTAAGTCTATCGTATGGACCAAATGGGTCTTCTGCATTTGGGAAGAAAGTTGCTTCATCTATTTCAACCTCCTCTTTCATTTTTTTTCTTTTTTCATGTGCCTTTTTAAGCAGTCTTTGTTTGGCATCATAGGCTGGTTTGTTAGGACCATCATCTGCCATCCATCCTACCATTCTAGAATTCAATCTATCAAGTAATTCTTTTGGTGCGCGTCTCTTGTCAACTTCCTCTTTCATTGCCTGCTTACGGATTGTTGCATAGTAAATCTTTTCACCTTCTTCTTTTCCGTACCTATCAATCATATTCTGCTTCATCTCAGAATCATCATACTTATCCTTGAGACGGTCTTCTTTCTTTTTTTCTTTGGAAGTCATAGTCCTCTCAACGAGAGGTGGCATTTCTGCTCTCCAGTTAGACTCGGATACCTTTCCATAAGCTTTAGTTGCAGTCGAACTACTTGGAAGACCAGACTGTGCTCGTCTTACAGCAGCATCCATGTGTCTTTGTGTTGCTGGTTGAAGTCCTTGCTTTTTACGATCTGAACCAGTTGCTTCACTATTTTTATCCAGGGTATCTTTCATATCCTTTGCCACTGAAAGGATTTTGTTTGCTCTAGTTGCAGTTTTATTACCACCCTTTACACCAGAACGAAGTTCTTCTTCTTTTCTTCCTTTTAGTGTTTCGTATTTCTTCTTTGCCTTTTGCTTTGGTCCAAAGTCCCAAGGCTTATACTCTTCAAATCTTGCCTTGGTTTTTACCTTACTACCAGTTGGTCCAGGTACGAATTCACCAACATCAGAGTCTTTCATGTCACTGCTGTTTACAGTGCCGTCTACATTAGAGTCAACTCTCTTAGATGCCTTTATTGCAAGTTTCTTTAAGTTACCACCACCAATATTAGTTTCTTCTTTCTTCTTCTCAGTCAAAGTACCTTCTAGGCACTGGCATGAGTCATTTCCACTGATTGAACATGTTTCCGACTCACCAAACATCTTTGGACCTTTGGTTTTCTTTTCTGCTGCTGCTTTCTCTCCAGCAGTAGAACCCTTCTGTGCAAGAGTTCTAATCTTAGCAGCACGTTGAGATTTTCTTATTTCTGAAGGTTCGACCTTCTCAGGCATTTTCCAACCTTCGGATACAATGCCTGTATATAAATTTTTAACGTCTTCGATGCCCGACATCTTTTATTCACAGTTTCTTTTATTTATAAAAAAAGGGGGCATTGCCCCCTTTCATCAAATCTTCCAAATTGAGTCGCAGTAATCGTTTATAGACCTATCAGAAGAGAAGAAACCAGACCTTGCGATATTAATGAGTGCTTTTCTATTCCACTCATCCTTATTTCCCCAGCAAGTATCAACTACACTTTGTGCCCGACAGTAGTCATCAAAGTCAGCAGCAACACAGAATGGGTCTTTCTCCATGAGGTCTAGAACCAAAGGTTTGAACACTTCTTTATCTCCATTTGAAAAATGACCAGACTCAATCAGGTCCAGAGTTTCCCGAAGAACGGGACTGATAAAATCTACTGGGTCGTATCCATCCTTCCAAAGGTTTTCAATCTCTGGTTCTGTTTTTCCAAATAGGAAGAAGTTTTCTTCACCAACGAGGTCACGAATTTCTACGTTTGCACCATCAAGTGTACCGATTGTCAAAGCACCATTCATCTGGAACTTCATGTTACCTGTACCAGATGCTTCTTTACCAGCAGTAGAAATTTGCTCAGACAAGTCTGCAGCAGGATAAACCTTCTCACCCAACTTCACACTGTAGTTTGGCAGGAATACAACACGCAACTTCCCATCCATGTCTGGATCCGAGTTGATAGTTTCAGCAATAGATGAAATAAACTGAATGATTAATTTTGCCATCCAGTATCCAGGTGCTGCCTTTCCACCAAAGATTATTGTACGTGGAACAACATAATCGTCTTTATAATTTTTGATATACAAATACCGAGACACAATCCATAAAGCAAGGAGATGCTGTCGTTTGTATTCATGAATCCTCTTTACTTGTACGTCAAAAATGCTTGATGGATCGACGGTTAGACCTAGATTGTTTTTAATGTATTGTGCAAGTTTATATTTACCAATACTTTTTGCTTCACCAATATCATCTAGAAGTTCTCTGTCATCAACAAGAGATTCAAGTTCTTTTAATTTAGATAAATCACTTACCCAATCACTGCCAATATGTTTACTGATAACATCAGACAAAGCAGAGTTGGAACATGCCAACCATCTACGGGGAGTAACACCATTAGTAACATTAGTGAACTTGTGAGGCCATAGTTCATAAAACTCTGGCATCAATTTAGTTTTCACTAAGTCTGAATGAATCTCAGCAACCCCATTCACATGATGAGAACCCACGGTAGCAAGATGTGCCATACGGACAGATTTCTTGCCACTCTCATCAATGATTGATAACTTACGGAGCATATCATCGTCACCAGGATATCTCAGTCTGACTATCTGCAAGAACCTATGATTGATTTCATAGATAATTTCCAAATGCCTTGGAAGGAGATTTCCAAACAGAGTGAGGTCCCACTTCTCTAATGCTTCTGGGAGTAGAGTATGATTGGTATAAGCAATTGACTTACTCGTAATATCCCATGCCAAATCCCAATTCAGATGATGCTCATCCACAAACAGTCTCATCAACTCGGCAACAGCAACTGATGGGTGAGTATCGTTCAATTGAACTTGATAGTGCTTATAAAAATCTTCGATAGGAAGATTGCGTTCTTTGAGACTTCTAAACATATCCTGAAGAGAAGCACTGACAAAGAAAAACTGCTGCTTAAGTCTGAGTTCCTTTCCTTGAGTAGTTTCATCATTAGGATAAAGAACTTTAGAGATAGTCTCAGATGCTACTCTATTCTCAACGGATCCAAAATAATCTCCACTGTTAAATGCAGAATAGTTGAAAACATCAACTGCATCTGCTCTCCACAATCTAAGTTTGTTGCACTTATCCACTTTATATCCTGCTTGCAGGACATCATAAGGAACTGCAACTACTTGTTCTTCAGGAACCCATCTGGCACGATAGTTATGCTTGTCTGAGGTGTAGTGCTCTACCTTACCACCAAACGAAACTGTGACAGATTGATCTGGATAGCACAGTTCCCATGGCCAATCTCCATGCAACCAATTATCGGTTACTTCTACCTGCTTATTGTTCTTTATACTTTGCTTAAAGATACCATACTTATATCTAATTCCATATCCTATTGCGGGAACCTTTAGTGTAGACAAAGATTCCATATAACAAGCAGCAAGACGACCTAGACCACCGTTTCCAAGTCCAGGTTCACATGCCTCTTCTAAAACCTCATCAAGAGTATATCCAAATTCTTCTACTGCAATCTCTGCTTCTTTTTCTATGTCTAAGTTGAAGAGATTATTACCAAGTTGTGGTCCAATCAAAAACTCAGCAGAGAGATAAGCAACTTCTTTTTCTGCAGGTTCTTCATCAAGATAGAAGGAAACCATTCTATCCCTGACCGCATAACATAATGCTTTGTACACATCATTTACAGTGGCATTTTCTGTCCGTTTCCCCAAGGTATAGAGAAGACGTTCATTAATCCCACTACGAATATCAGTAGTTGACATAAAAATAGGGGTACTAACTACCCCTATTTAACCACAAAATATTCAGTTTGTCAGAGTTTGAACCCACTAAATGTGTCTTTCTTGACATCTTGCTTGATTCCACCAACAACATAAGACTCAACTTCTGTTTCTTGTGGAGCAACTTGAAGACCCTTAGAAGAAATCCAATGCTCGGTCCAAGGAAGTGGATTATTCTTAGCAGCAATATCGTAGATAGGTTTGATGCCAAGAGATTTTAGTCTGCGGTTTGCAATCCACTCAACATATTTGTGAAGTAGTTTGTCATTCAAACCAATCATAGAACCGTCCTTGAACAGATACTCTGCCCATGCTTTCTCTTCCTCAACACACTTCTGGAAAGCACCAATCACCCACTCTTCTTCCTCTTCAGAAATTTGCTGCATCTCTGGGTCATCTCCCTCACGCCACTTCTTGAGGATGTTTTGAGTGATTGCAAGATGCTGATTTTCGTCTCTTGCGATGAGAGAGATAATTTTAGCGGATCCTTCCATAAGTTTGAGTTCACCAAACGCAAACGAGCAAGCGAACGAGACATAGAACCTGATACCTTCGAGAATATTGACATTGGCAACAGCACGATAAAGTTTTCTTTTTAGTTCATATCTATTCTCTCTAAAATATCCAGCACCTTCTTGTGCCATTGACCACTCAGAACTATTCCCATACTGCTGTGCTGCTTGAATGAACTCATCATATGCAGCAGTTACAGACTGTGCTCTAGAGAGAATCTTTTCATCATCCAGGATAGTGTCAAAAACTTCACTGGGGTCAGAATATACATTCTTGATAATGTAAGTGTATGAACGACTGTGAATCATTTCCATGAATCCCCAGACTTCCATACATGCTTCCAGTTCAGGAAGAGAGCAGTAAGGAATAAATGCCATACCAGGACCACGACCCTGAACAGAATCAAGAAGAATCTGATACTTCAAATTAGAAGTAAAGATATGCTTCTGTTCTGGACGGAGTGTGTGATAATCCGATCTATCTTTTTGGAGGGAAACTTCCTCTGGTCTCCAGAAGTATCCAAGTTGTTGAGTTGTTAGTTTATCAAAAATTGGATACTTATAAGAATCATATCTTTGAACTCCGAGAGGAGCACCAAAGAACATAGGTTGCTTTTTAAGTTCTGTCTTGTCAGTGTTAAAGACGGTCATGCCTTTAACACTGGTCTTAGCATTATCGTCGTCTGAGTTTACTCTAAATTTTACAGGATTCACAATCTTCTTCTCCCTCGGAACTTAATAGTTGTGCAATTATATCAGATGCTGATTCTTTTTCGTCTTTTACTTCATCTGTTTTATTATCGTAGGTATTTTGATAGTAGGATGTCTTCCAACCAAACTTGTAAGTCGTAAGCAAGTCCTGTGCCATTACTGAGACTGGAACTTCGTTGTCTGGATAGTTCTCTGGATTGTAGGACCAGTTTCCAGAGATTGCTTGGTCGAAGAATTTCTGCATGACGGCAACAACATTGATGTAACCCCGATTGTTAGGCATATCCCAGAGAAGAGTGTAAGCACTCTTAAGGGAGTTATATTGAGGAACAATCTGTTTAAGGGGTCCTTTCTTGCTCTTCTTAACGGACAGGTATCCTCTAGGAGGCTCAATTCCGTTTGTGGCATTTGACACAACGGAACTGCTCTCTGAAGGCATTTGTGCGGACAGTGTGCTGTGTCGTAAACCGTGTGTTCGTATGGATGCTCGTAGTGCTTCCCAATCATGCTGCAACTCAATCGAACTAATTTCGTCAACGTCACTCTTATATGTATCAATCGGCAGAAGTCCATCTGCATACTTTGTCCGATTAAAGTATTCGCAGCTACCTTTCTCTTTAGCAACCTCATTTGAGGACTTCAAGAGATAATACTGGAAAGATTCAGAAAGTCCATGAACAGCATCCCATGCCTCTTGAGAGTCGTAAGAGAATCCAAGTTTGGCAAGATAATGTGCTAGACCAATAAAACCTACTCCAAGGGACCTACGTGCCTTTGTGGACTTCTCAGCAGCAATGACAGGATACTCTTGATAGTCAATCAGTTCCTCTAGACCACGAACTGCCAAGTCACAAAGTTCTTCAAAATCTTCATCATCTTTGACCTTTCCGACATTGATTGCAGACAAAATACACAAAGCAATCTCACCTTCTGGGTCATCAATATGCTGAAGTGGTTTGGTGGGAAGAGTAATTTCCTGACAGAGATTACTCATCTCAACCTTATCTTTGAATGAAGAGTGCTCATTGCAGTGGTCGATGTTCATGATGTAGATACGACCAGTCTCTGCACGTTCCTTCAAAAGATCCAGAATAAGCTCCTGGGCACCAACTGTCTTTTGAGGAATATCTGGGTCACCCTCGTAAGCCCGATATAAATCATCAAATCCAGGAGTACCAAAAGCATCAGAAAGACCTGGAACATCGTGAGGCGAGAAGAGTGTGATGTGTTCGTTGTTGATGAATCTTTCATAAAACAACTTAGAAATTTGGATAGAGTAATCTAGTTTACGGACACGATTATCTTCGGTTCCTTTGTTGTTCTTCAGGACGATGATGTCCCTGATTTCTTGATGCCAGATAGGAAAGTGGACTGTAGCTGAACCACCTCTGATGCCGTTTTGTGTGCAGCATCTGACAGTTGCCTCAAACTTTTTAAGGAAGGGGACCACGCCTGTGTGTTGTACCTCTCCACCTCGGATTTTACTGTTGATGCCACGGATTCGACCTGCGTTGATACCGATGCCCGCCCTTTGTGCAACGTATCTGCCAATAGCCATATCACTAGTAAAGATACTATCGAGGGTGTCATCGCTATCAACAAGGACACAGCTAGCAAATTGTCGAAGTGGAGTTCGCACTCCCGCC